ATCTAAGTTTCCTTTTTCTTGTTCGTCTAATAAATTATTAATGTAATCAGTAATTTGTTCGATATAATTAAAGTTATTATTAAAGATGTAAAATCCATCCCAATCTAATTCACCCGTTTCTTCATCAACAACTTCCTGACAATCAAACCCCATTAACTTAGCATGTTCAAATGACCATTTTTGTTCGGTAATAATAAAGACAGGTAAAATACCTTTCTTTTGTGCATCAACGGCAGTTTTTACAAGTGCTGTTGTTTTACCTGTATCGGAGTGACCCAAGAACATATTAAGGTGTCCAATAGCCGGTCCCGGTAATCCAACCGCATCCAAGAAATCAGGACCTAAGTCAAAAAATCTTTGTGGTTTGTATTTTGCCGATACCGAGAATTTATCTTTAATTGATTTGAAATCGTTTTTCTTAATTGCCATATAATAATATTATAAAAACTTGGACAAAGTGTCTAACTAAATGTCCAAGTTTGATTGTTTTATTTTAGAAAGGTAAATCCTCGTCTGGAAAGTCGTTTGCTTGAGGGTCAACCGGTGCTGAACTTTGAGATTTTCCACCACCAAATGATTCTGTATTTACTGAATCACTTTCGTAAGCATATCCACCTTTTTCTGAATCCCATCTTGGTGTTTCTCCACGAGCAATCGCCTCAAGATATTCAACAGGTTTTTTAGAATAAACATCTAACCAAGTTAATTCGTCAGTAATCCAAGCGTTTGCTTGAGCCGGGTCAGTATGTACCGGACCTTGGTCTTCGTACATAATTGTAGATACTGCAGTATATTCTTTACCATTTGGAGCCTTTGTTTTATTTAATTCAATGATTAAATCTCTACCGATATTAGCATCAGTAATATCTCCTTTGTTTCTCCAAATTGGAATGATTTTATCTAAGATACCATCATTTTTGTAGTTGTGTTTAAATCTCCAAAATTTTGGTCCGTCTTCTTCCTTATCTCTATCTATAACTTTTACGATATAGAATTTACGAGAACGATACTGAGCAGCCAATTGTTTGTCTGATTCTTTTCCGGTTGAGATTAACTCTTCATAAACCTCATTTAAAGGTGAACGTTCGTTATCGTTTTTTCCCGGGTCATAAAATTTTTGCCATTGTCCTCCTACTTGTATCTCATGATACCAAGCTTCTTTAAATGGTGATGAACCATCGCTTGTAGGTAAGATTCTAACTCTTCTTTGTCCAGATTGCTCCTTATCACTTAAGATAAGTGCAAAATATTTTTTCATTCTTTCGTCTTGCGACATTTTCCCTTGGGCCCCTCCCCCTGATTGTTTTGAATTTTCGTACTGTGCCAATACGGCGTCTAATGAACTCATGTGTTATAAAATTAAATTGTTAAATTGTCCTTTAAATATAGGTGATAAAACTTGTGAAGTCAAATAAAAAAAGGTGTCCGTTGAGACACCTTTGAATTTTTTATTATCGTTTGAATGATGTTTTGTATTCATCTTCTTGAGAACCAGGTTGGAATGAATTTTTAATATCATTCACATTAATATCTTCAACTTCGTCTGAGGTTAAAACATAATCATTTTTTCCTGTTTTCTCCATCTCTTCTTGTTTGTCATCGAAGAATTGTGAAAGTTTTTGGTTAAATGGGTATGAATCATAACTTCTCAACTCTAATTTTTCTTGAGGGGTTTTTTCACGATATTTCTCAATCTTATTTTCAAGTGAGTTTAATTTGTTCATAACATTATCCATCTCACCCAATTTAGCTTCTAAATTAGAAAGTTGGTTAAACAAGTTTTCAAAATACTCTTCTTGTTTTGTTTCAATATTTTTTTGAGAATTAACCAAATCAGTTATTTCAAGTTCTTCAGATTCTTCACCTTCAGTTCCTGTTTCTTCTGATTGTCCCTCATCGTCAATTTTTTCAACGTCAGGGTCATTCTCAACATCAATTGGTTGTGGTGCTCCTTCTCCCGGTGCCGGTGGTGGTACTGCCTCAGAAGGTGCAGGTGCCGGTGGAGTCTCTCCTCCTGCCGCTGGCGGTGGTGTTAAAGCTTCTAACCCTGCTGTTGGGTCTTCGGGTAAATCAGCCTCTTGTTCCATAATATACTTGTTGATATTATGATATCTTGCGATTTCTTGTATTAATTTCTTGTCTAAACCCATTTCGATTATCCGTTTAATAATTGTTTAATTCCTCCTGCCGTCTCAACTCTAACTTTTCTATTAATAGTTGTTTGGTGTCCGGCTCTTTCAATAAGACCATCTCTTTCTCTGATTGTATAACAATCCCCTGTGTCTAAATCACAAACTTGTTGTGTTCCGTCACCGTTATCTGTTTGAGAAACTCTAGTCGATTTCCCAAGATAGTTGTCTAATGCTGATTTTATGTTCATAAAATTGTTTTTATTATAAATATATCGTTATGTTATAAAGTGAATGGAGGACTAGTAACCAATTCTTTTATTGCATCACCACCGAACCCTTTTGGATAATATTCCATAACTAATGTAAACACCCCTAAACCATTAACAGTACAAACTTTTGTACCATTTGTACTCTCTCCAGCGATACAACTTGAAGGAACCGGAAATGAATCTCCGGGTTTAAAGAATTGAGAAGAACCAACCCATTGGAAATTAAATGGTCGATTACCAGTATCAAACTTGAATGAGATGTAACCACCCGCGGGTTTTTTAATGTTAATATAATTAAACGCGTTTCCTTGTATATTAGGACTCTCACCAAGAGATATTATTGATAATTGTGATGTAGTTGCCGGTTGTGAATTAGGAGTAAGAGTAGATGGTTTAAAATAAAAATTAACACATCTAAGAGCTTTATTAGGGTATTTAACTTTATCAACGGCACTTGAGGTCACACAAAATTCAATTGTAACAACTTGTTTATTTCTAATTGGATTTTGGGCAAATTGACTAATAGGTGTATTAATTAACATATCAGCAATTTGGCTATATGTAATTGTAAAAATATTATTATTCACATAATTTGTAATATCTGTTTTTACCGTTCTATTTAAAGTTGTTTTGACTTTATTATTTTCTAATGTCTCATCAAATATTGAAATAGTCATTTCAACTTTAGTGTCAAGTACCCAAGCCCCAACTTGTGGGTTAACCGAAATTGTTACTTTCTCAGTAACTTTACCACTTACTAAATCTTGACTTGTCGATATTAGTGGTTCCGGCCCATATAATTGTTGATTAGAATTTGGTGCGTCTGCTTTAGGAGCATTTACAATTTGATTCTGTGGGTTTTGATATCCTCCCGGTGATGCCGCGGCAGATGCTGGTAATGCGGGGTCATAAGTATATTGGTCAATTGTTGTAAATGTACCAAAATCAGTAGTGACAACAATAAACCCTTTCTTAACCACATTATTAGGTAAGAATTTAGGTGTAATAACTCTCATCGTTGAATCATTAAACACCGTTATACCTGTCATTCCAACCTCAACTCCGTTAACTTTAACCGATTTAACACCATTAAAGTTTCTACCATTAAGTTGTACAATCGTCCCCGTATTACCTGATAATGGTGAGAATGATGATATAACCGGTGGTGGACAAGATTGACCAGGTAATGGTGGAATCGGTGAAGGTGTTGGTGTAACACCCGGACTACTACCTTTATTATCGGTTTCATTTATCTGATTTAATAAATCCGCAACAATTTCTTTAGTTGCAACCTCAACCCCTTTAGACAATGCAGACGTTAAAGCCTTTTCCATTGTCCTTTTTAAAGTTTTATACTCATCGATATTTTTATCGTAATCACTTGGTGAAACATTCTTTTGAGGGTAGAAACAAACATAATATTTTACCAAACCAATATCTAAAACTCTGTCAATATTATTAATCAACCTATCTCTCATAAAAGTAATATATGTATCGAGTGTTGAAAAACTTGCCAACGGTAATGAAATATTAGTCGATGGATTTGTTTGAACATTAACACAAGAATAAGGTTTTAAAAATAATGTTGATGTTGCTCCGTAGTTAATATCTAATGAAACTGATGCCCAATTATTATTCCACCCATTAAATTTACCCGCGTTACTATTACTAATTTTTTCAAATGAACGAGCATAAGAGATACAATAAATAATAGTTTGAAGTACCGGTAGATTTGGTATTAACCTCTTAAGAGCCGACGCAAATTCTGCCTCAGTAATACTAGTTTTGGTCGCGTCAACCACATTATATCCCGCGTTAAGATATACTGGAAGAACTTTACTACTACAAGTATTTGAAGCTGCTTTAGTTGAATTAGCGTTTTGTTGAATATTTTTACTTTTATTTGAATCAGTTGATGCCGATAATACATTAATAACATCTTTCTTAATTTTAAGAATTGATTCTAATTTAGTTAATAAGTTCTGATTAACACTTTGAATGAAGTTATCTATCGCGGGTAAATCATATACTCCTTGTCTAATCCCTTGAAATGATGTTTGAAATTGACCCGGTTGAATACTATGTTCAACTTGTTGTATCATATATGGTCCATTAAACATTGGGACGTGTCTTAAATTAAAATACATGGTTGGTTGTAATAACGCATTTCCTAAACAAACAACATTACATTTATAACTTCTCTGTTTGTATAGATTATATAAACTTGCATTTTGAGTTGTAACATTTTTTCCTGATGATTGGTCAATCATATTAATTTGAGCATTTATCGATTCTGATGTTGCGGTCCCATTATCTTGGGAAACACTAAATGAATAGAATATACTCTGATTACGAGTTCCAATATCAACATTAAATCCAACACATTTGTTAGATAAAGCCCAATCTTTTTTACCCTGTTGATTTTCAATTAATGGATTTTCAGACGCTCTTCTCATTTCAAAACCATCATCTCTAAATCTAAAATTACCTTTTGGTAAATCTAAATATTGAGATGGTTTACCTACATAAAAACAAACCATTTTTGAACTCGATTTTCTATAGTCGACATCCAAGAATGTTCCCCACATACTATTAGCAAATCCTAATGAACCCTCTGATTTATTTGGAATAACTGTTCCATCAACATCTTGAACATTATAAAAATTAATATAAGCAGGTAAATTCATTACTGTGAAATTATTACTAATTAATAATCCACTAATGAAGGTGTAAACACTCATAGCTTGGTTTAACGAATAATCACCATCTTTACCACCAACTCCAAACATCCCTTGTATATCAAAGATGTTTAATATGATAGTATCACCAATATTTCTTGATGCCCTATCTAAAAATAACATATCCTCAAATAATGTTTTTGTTTTAAAGTCACCACCCGCAATCCACTTATCATTAAGAGCTTTGAATACTTCGTAATTTTCAACTTTACTTTGTTCCCCATCAATAGCACTCCTATTTACCCTTTCAGGTAATTGTTGTTGGTTTGGTAAATCTCTTCTAACCCCATCTAAAACTAAATTTAAGAAATTGTCTTGTAATACACTTTCATTGTTCAAGTACTGATTAATTTGATTTTGAAATTGAGCAACCGTAATTGTTGGGTTTTTTAATTTTTGAGTTGCGTACATCTTAATTATTGGTGCCAATAAAACAACATTATCCGTTGTAAATTCAATATTATTATTCACAAAGAAATCCGTTATGTATGAACCGGTACTACTATATTCAACATTTCTTATCGTTGAAAATCCAACTTCAGTTTCGAGTGCTATCCACGCGTTAGGATTTAACCCTTTTGATTGAGAAACCGTTAACGTACCTCCATTTGTTGGAAGAGTATTTTGAATGTAAGGTCTAAATTTAACAGGGTCAACAACTTTTTGAGTGTTATTATGAGATAAATAAGAATTAAAAAGTCTTCTTTTATAATCAGATGGATTACCATATCTAAATAAAACATCATAATTCATAAAATCTTTAATACCACCTTGGAATGTATTATATTGATTAGTAATTGTATTATTAAAATATTCGTCTTCCGTCGCACTTGCAGATTTTGCAGGAACTGACATTAACCCTCTAAATAATGATTGAAAATTTTTAAAATTATTATTATCATCAACGGTTGAGGTATAAAAAGAAGTTGTTTCTTTTATTGTTGAAATATCAGTAATTGGTTTACAGAAATTTAAAAACTCTTGTTCAAATGAGTCTAAAATTTTCTTCTCAAATACTGAAAGGATTTCTTCAATTTTAGTATACTTATCCTCATTTAATAATGACATAGGAGATTGTTCCTCACCATTATTAATAAAGTTTAAATATGAGTCAGGCTGAGGGTATTTAATCTGATTGTTATCAAAATAACCATAATTTGGTGCAGACCATAGAGTTCTAACCGAACCATTGTATATATTCGGATTAAATGTAAAATCAACTACAGCGTTATTAGTTGTTGTTAAATTTTCAACACAAGCAATTTGAGTTTGGTTATAAAAAGTACCAAAAGAAGGTACAACAAAATATTCAACACCTTTAGTATTATTAGTAGGGTCACAATCTATTCCGGTACCAAAATCTTTATTTTCTAACAACACTGAATATGTAAATAAATTTAACGTTTTACTATTTCGAGACGCAGTAATATTTGAGTTTTCAAAATTATAAATTTTCATTCCATTATTAACACTACTTTGAATCTCGTCATTAGTATAATTGTCATATAACTCAAACCCCTTGTAAAACACGTTAAAGTCATTTACAACTTTAGGATAAAAACCAATTTGCATTTTAACATCAGTTGAATTCTCCTGTTGTAATGTAATAGTTGTTGGTACGTTATTTATTTTAAAATCATATGTTTGAGTAACCGAACTTAAAATAGGACTATAATTGGTAGTATAATCAAAATTCTTCCAAGCACTATCCAAAATATCTGTATTCGATTCTTTATATTTTTTATAACGATGCCAAACAGAACCATATTTTAAAATCCAAGCGTATGGTAATTTGTGAATAGCACCAAACTTATTAAAACATGACGCGATATAATCTAAGTCAGTTGTAATATCATTTGACAATGATTTATATCTTTCTCTTAGTGATGCTAATGGTAACGAATTCAAAAACAAATAAGCCGATTGAACAAACGGATATGGGTCACTTGTTCTAATATTTTGTACACCATTTTGAATTGAATTAACAAAATAAGGTGTGTTCAATATTGAAGTTGTAGTTCTAAATGGTAAAGCATTTGTTGGGGTTATGTAATCACAATACCCTTCAGTCGCCACAAAAGTTTTTGGTGTTCGAAACTCATAAAAACCATTTAATCCCAATAATGCAAACACAGTAGGATTTTGATTTTGATAAAAAGAAAAATTTGTTACAGGTCTATTCGTAGTAAAATCATATACGTCTGTGAAATTTGCAATAACTTTTCTTGGTTCAAAAACTTTTAAAGTTTGTTTTGTATTAAAAACTTCATTTCCAACCGATTTATTACTTGAACTTAAATTGTTTAGACACCAAGTAGGGTCCGTATAAGGTAACGTATCAATAATCAATGGCTCGTTAGATGCATTCGATAATAAAGATTGTAACGCGTCTGATTTAGTACTTGATTGTGGTAGTTTACCAATATCATTAGTATTTAAAATACTGTAAGAATTTTCTGTTAAATTTTTAATATATGGAGTAACAAAAAAATCTCTAATATAATCTTGATAAGCCCTACCGGTTCCTGAATTTGAAATAGTTTTTAAAAACTCCGGATAATTTGAGGCCTTTAAATCGTAATTTTTTAATTTTAAACTTAAATATGGAGAACTCACACCAATCCCTTTAACAATATTATTAACCTCAGCCTCAGAATTTAATTTAATTAATGAATCAATTTGATTTTGATTAGCTCTAATTAAATTTGAATAATGTGATGTTAAAAATTGTCTTTCCCATATTTCATAAAAGAATTTAACTTCTTCTTTGTTAACATAAGGTAATCCTTCTGATGGAAACTCAATTGCATTAATATTAATCCTATTCGTATCTCTTTGATTATCTAATGGTGGTGGTGCTGACGGCTGGCTAAATTTTTGAGTTAAACCAATCATATATTCTTCCACAAATTCAACCTCAGGCCATTTGTCATATAAATAACCTTGGGTTAAGTCAACAACTGATGGGTCCGCAATATATTTTAATTGGAATCTTCCTTTAGTGTCTTCAGGTGTTTCAACAAAAAATAACGGCCATGGATAGACAGGTATCTCAGAATTACTTAAACCTTGATTTGATTGTTGTGCCTCTGTTGTAATAACCACTTTTTGTACTGTCTCCGAACTTGGCGCTGACGAAGGATTATCTAATATTGCTTGTTTTCTAACCGGGTCATATTTTACGTTCCATGCGTTTGTATGAACGTCATCCATTAAACGAATAAACGCTTCAGCCGAAGCCATTACAACTGCAATCATATTTCTAACCGTTGGTTTGAATCCAATACCTGTGTCAGTATCTTCAATTTTTCTTAACAATTCAGCTGAAATTGACGCCTCATATTCTGACAATTTTTTATTTGCCTGTGCCTCTATTAATGATATTTGATTGTCAAATCTCCCATTACCTTCAAATATAAAAAATTTTGTATTAACTATATCAACCGAGGTCTTACCATTGGTTTCAGTTTTTGCCGCCGCAGGTGTTTTTGTACGATAAATCAATTCTTTAACTTTTTGTTCATCCTCAATGGTTGGTAATACTTTACCTGTTTGTAACCTAACTGTTTCGTTCCAATTAATAGTCTCATCCGTTGGTGGGGCTATTTCAATCGTTTTTAATAATATTGGATTAGCAATTGGAGATTCTCCATTTTTACCTAAAGTGGCATTTTCAGACAAAGCATTATTAAATTTTGTTATATAAGATTCCAATAATGTCATCGCATAGTCCTTATCTTCTCGACTCAGTTCCTTAAAGAAATATATTTTTTGATTCCCATTAGTCACAATAGGTTTTGGATTTAAATATTTATTGAACCATGAGATATTTGAACCTCTAACAGCATCAAAGTATTGTTTTAGAACTTCTTTATAACTTCTAATATTAGTAAGAGGGGCAACTTTTGCTGGAGGGAAAGATGCCATTATATTATTCTCAAACGTTTGTAATTTAGTCATTAACTGAAATAAAGTTAATTCCGGTAAATCAGGTGGAATTAATCCTTTGGATTTATATTCACTATAAACCTCAACAATTTTTTGATAACCTTTTTCAGAAACAATTTGAGTAACAACCTCATCTTGACTTAAGGCATTATTTTGAGAAGCCTTACCCTCAACTTTAGATTGAGATTCAGCTTGTTTGTTAGATTCTTGAGTACCTCCAGGAGTTGTAGATATGTCAAATCTTTGACCATACATATGTGGTACCGCAAGTAAATGTCCCATAGATATTTCATTTAGAACATTAAACTTATAACCTTTAAACTTTAAACTAACTTGGTAATTTCCACTAAACGAATTAAATCGAGCATTAAAAGTTTCTAAATTTAACTGATATCTAATGGCCTGACCATAATATCCTTTAAGTGTTAAATAAAATTGTGGATATGGTAAATTAAAAAACGCAGCGTATGGTGAATTATTACCCAATTGAAATAACGCTTTCCCTTGAACGTCTTCCAATTCCATTGTAACTGAAGGAACAAATGATGAATTAGTGGTAACATTAATCTGTGTAATACCTAATAAACCATTATCGAAAACTTCTTTTAAATTTGCGGGAGAACTAGTAAAATAAGGGGCATCACCATTTTTTGGGTCATTAACCTTTTCCATCATTTGATTAGCTCCTTTAAATTGGGTTGAATTTTCACCTGTTAACTCATCGTAGTAACCCACTCCTAAAAACGAATCTTTAGTTGGTTTCAACATATTCATTTTGGCAACAGAAATAGTTCTAATTCTATCTTCAGGACTACCCCCTACGGCTAATTTAGTTCTTGGGAGAACTTCCGCTTCCAAATTTGCATACATAACCAAACTCTCATGGTCAACCAATCTTTCTTGAATTTTACCCTGAGAGTCAATTGTTTTATTTGGGTCAACTACAATAATATTGTTGTAATCAAACTCAACTAAAATATTTCCGCTGTTGTCTGCTTGTAAGTTACCTGCCATAATAATAAAAATGATTTTCTAACGCTGCCTTATAATCCTGTAAAGATGGTAGTAAAGGAAATGGAATTATCAAGATAGCCCCGTCATATATATAATTTTCCAACCCACCAAATTGAGGATTAGCTTGTAAAATTAACCAACTAAAATATGGTGAATTATAATACTCTTGTGAAACTTTATCCAATCTACTTTTAGCAACTTTATAGATATAAGCTTTGTCAGTAGTTTTTTGAGGTAGTTGCACATACGGAACTACGGTTTGTTCACCGTTAATTAAAAATTCACTGTATCTATTCCAATATTGAAAAGCCATTAATTAAGTTTTACTTTTGAAATATATGCCGCTGAATTAACTCCATCTTCACTATTCCATTTGTTTATGTCAGTATTTCTATTTGTTGTATCACCCAATGATGAAATCATAGTTTGTTGAGATTTCTTTTTATTATCAGGAGCATTACTTAATGTTGTATAAGTGAACTCTCGGGTTTTTTTATCAAAAGGAGTATATATCATGAAATTTTTTAGTGGTGTTTTTTCAATATTATCAATGAATGATTTTGTAATATTTGTTTCATTCAAAAATAATGGTTTTGTTTTAACCAACCAATAATCATCAAATTTTTTCTCAATATCGTCAAACCCGGTTCCAATAATACTAGCATTACCAATTATATTACCAATCATCGCAGTTTTAAATGTTTCATATTTTTTTGAATCAAGAATATCATCTGAAATAATCATATAAACTCGTTTGAAAATATCATTTTGGAAGTCATTATTTTTACTAAAAGGATTAAACACTTTTTCAACTGTAGGTGCATCGATACCCGTTTTACCTTTAGTGTCAGTTCCATAAACTAAAATACCTGTATATTTTTGTCCCTCATACGTGAAATCATAAGGACTCGAAATAATTTTATTAAATTCAGTAATACCGGTTTTAATTGTATCGATATCATTAACTAATTCAATTAATGTGTTCGCAACATCATTTGATGTAATATTAACATTTGTTGTACCACTTGTGTTATAAACCTTAACAGGTCCTGATTTCGCTTGATATCCATCAGTACCCATATCAGTCATCCCTTGAAAAATAATAGTATTAGCTCTACCTAATGTTTGAATATAAGTTTGTTCAATATTCGTAACATCTTGAGTTATTTTACTAATCGCATTTTGAAATGAACCTCTTTTGTTTTTAACTAAATTTATATAATTATCCTTAAGTTGTCGAATTACCTTAGTTGAAAACCCAAATGAAGGAGATGACATCCATTGTATAAGTCCTTCATCTCCATCTGAAATATTCTTCTGTAATGACGCAAAAATTTCATCAAATCTTTTTTCAACATTACTTGGTTTACCAAATAATACAGTTGGATTTTCAGATACTCTTATAGAACCTTGAGTATATGACCTTTCTAACATCCATTGTTGACGAACAGCGTTGTTATATTGATTAACACTTTCTTTTGTTTTATTAACAATTGTTTGAAAATAAGTTTGAGTTTCTTTAACAACTTTAACCATAAAATCAGAATAACTTAAAGTACCTTTTTCCTCAGTTGCCGTAACCTCATTTGTTGAAATTGTTCCAATTGTACTATTATTATTTTGTCCATTTTCAACCTCTGCTTGATTCAGTGTAGGTGGTGACGGAGGTGGTGCCATCGCCAAAAATTCTCTATCTAATGACTCAAAAAATTCCGTATTTTTGGTAGTAACATCCGCTCTATCGTCCCAAATCTCGGTATTAGCATAATAATTAAACGTTAACGCATTTTGTAACTTATCAATTGACTCTTTTAATCCACTACCACCAACAAAATTAAATCCCATTGTTACATTTGCAATCATAGGTTGAATACCAATACCCTCAGGATTGATATCAAGTGATTCATATTGTAATGACAATGACGTTGGTATTATTTTAGTATTATAAAAATCCCCAACACGTAATATCAATACTGGAGGTGCTCCAAAAGAGGTATTAGTAGCATTATTATACTGTAATTGAGGAGTACCATTTATTTCTTTAATTGTTGGAATAGTGTCTCCCGGTCTTAAACATTGTTGTAAAAATGTTAGACGAGAGTTTAACCCTTCCGGAGTTGTTGAATGGAATGCCGGTTGAAAGAATTTTAACTTATCTCTCAAGTTATCATAAACCATAGGTGTTTCTGCCTTTATTGTTTCAAAATAATCACATTCTGATAATAACGCTCTTAAAACTCTTTTAGTAATATTATCTCTAGGTTTATATTCTTGACTAATAACCTCTTCTTTAACCGTTTTTAATACTTTATTCTCTTCAAGAACTGTAGTAAATTGTGCCGGAGGTGTAGTTGTTGGGTTATTTAAAGTTGATTTAATTGCACTAATATAGGCTCTTCTACATGCCATTGCACCATAAGTATAAACTTCTTTAGCCCCCACTTTAATATCACCACCTACAACACTAGAATCTTGGTCGGTACAATTTACACTTTGTTTACTAACAAAAGGTAACGTATATGGGGCCTGTCTTGATTTAGAAGCTAAAGGTAATGTAGTGGTTTGTTCCCCTAAACTCCTACCTTGATTTACTAATAATCGTTTACCAAACTCCTTTTTAGTATTTTCATTTTGTTGGAAAAATTTAATTGCCGATTCAATCCTTCTTGTCGCTAATTCAGTATTATACGACGGACTCGCAGGTGCGGAACAACTTGCGTCAATTGTTATTGTCACAATACCCTGAGTATTAGCACTTAATTGTTTACCAATATCAATAGCCAATTGTTTCATTACCTCATAATTAGGTGTTACAACCGTATTAAAAACCTCAGTAGTTTGTGCCGCGTTTGGTTTACCAGCATAAGTACCTTTATTACCAATATATAAATCGTATTGAGATGGGTAAGCACTTACATTATTTTTTTGAGGGTAATCATTTTCAAAATAAAACCCTAAATCTTTATACTTCCCAAATAAATCTTCACTACTTGCTTGAGATACGTTTGTGTCTGCGCCTGTAGGAGAATTATTACCTGTCTGAATTGTTTTTTTAATATATTCAGTTTGTTCTTTTGTTGTTTCTTTTGAAGTTATTGCTTGTTGTAACAAATATAAATCATTAGGATTAACCGTATAATATTTTTTTGCTAATTCATATAAATCATATTTTCTACATCCGGCAAAGAATGAATCTAAAATACTATCAATTCTTACTTTATTTGTTTCATTAGCTAAAACTTTATTAACAACAACATTTAAAGATGACGGATGGTCAACAACTATTTTCCAAGTTAAAGTACCAGTACGAGAAGTATTTTTATAAGTGTAAACAGGTTCCGGTCTTCCAAGAAATTCAGATGTGTTCCAATTTGCAGATACTTGTTCACTAAATGTTAAACCATATGGTGGAAACCACATAACTCGACCTCCATTAGGACCTCTCTCACAAACAGGTAAATCAGAAATCGCAAAACCAGGAGTACTTGATGTTCTCCACGCCAAATTTTCTAATGAAAACATATACTTTTTAGCATATGCGTCATTTTGAGTTCCAATCAAATTAGTCGAATCTTGTCCACCTTCTTGTTTGTTTGGAGCAATATTTAAATTATAGGTATTATCAAACACTGAATCTGCAAATCTTCGACCTGATGTTGTAATACCGTCTACTTTTTGTAAATCATTATATTGTAGGTAAGGTACATCTTTTGCAAAAATACGACAATACTCTGTTCCAACTTCTTGTCCCACAGCACCAACATATCGATATACTCTTGAACCTTTAGTTATTTCTTTATATCCATCATGGAAAACTTTACTAACTTGGTCAATTGCATTACCTACGTGTTGTAATCTTCGACCTCCTTGAGGTTGGCTATTAATTATTCTCTGAGTATCATCTAAAATAGAACCACCTTTAAAAGTCCTGTTTGTCGATTCAGTTGTATTATATGACGATGGTTTAAAATCTTCATCTTGATTTGTTACAACCCCACCTAATCCAACTTTTTTTCCGGCATTATCTTTATACTTTGGAGAAACCCAAGTAAAACCACCTTCAATACCACCACCATTAGAATAAGTAGGACCATTAGCCCCTAACCTAACTTCTTGACTTGGTCCTTCATAAAGTTGAGCCAACTCTTGAGGTCCGTATACCGGTGATTGTTGCTCTTTTCCAAATTGGTCAACAGGTAAATCACCACCTGGAGAAAACACTCGAGACGGTTCAGAAGACACAGAACCAATATAGTAATTACTATTATCAGATAAAGTTCCGGTTAATACACCCGCAACTCTATCAAATATACCTCTAACTAAATTTGGTTTATATTTGTTATAATCAATATTTTTAAATAAACGAGACCTTTGACCAGCACCTGTGTTGTTGTAAAATATTTGAGAACCTGTTTGTGTTCCACCTAATAACTGATTAAAGAAATTACCAATACCAGTACCAGCAATTGCATTGGTTACTTGTTGGATGGTTGTTGGTTGTCCCGGATTAATTGTTGGGTCAAAATAAGAACCAGGTATTAAGGAAACAGGTAAAATACTTCCACCTAATCTTAAAGCAAAATCAGCCGCTGCTGTTAATGGATTTGCAGGAACGGTAATTTGCCAATTTGGTTCTAATATTGGAACTTGTCCTGAAATGATATTCAATAAATCATTCCCACTATTAACATTTAATATATTGGCTTGTCCTATTGTCTCTAATCTAATTCTAGTTGCGATTCTTTCTTGAAACTCATTTCTAAGTGTTTGAGCACCTAAACGAGCTATATATGAATCCTGACTTAGATTACCATTACTACCGGTTGGGTTTGTCGATAATAAAATAGATAACGGAGAATATGATGATGGAACAATTGGCCCCGGATACGGTTGTCCATTACTTTGTCTGTCTTGGTCAGGTCTAACTGTTTCTAAACTTGAAAATGATTCCGCCGAGTCAAACACATTTAACCCATCAGCATAAGCGTTTAATGGTCTCCATAACCTTACCGCATCATAACCCTCATCAACAATATGAGCATCTTGTTGACCAGGTCCATATTCACCTTGATTAGAAATACTATTAGTTAATCCATTTGGGTCAGGAACTTGTTGATATCCTCCCTCATTACCATATCTATTTAAAGGATATAGTTGGTTTGCTAATGATGGATTATCAATAAGTTGGTCAGGACTATCAATTACAGAGAAATCCGATGAAATATATTCATACGGAACTTGGACAGAAGGTCTGTTTGGAGATTTAGCATAAGGTACTAAATTTCTCGTTATAAGTTTTTTTCTGAACGAATCCGAGTTAATTAAATCTAATGGACTATTTGACATCTATGATTTTTATTTTATAAATAGATTATTAGTAAGTTTTTGAAACAGGTTCTTTTGAGTCACCAGGTATTAACCTAACAATATAATCCTTAAATCTTGACTCATTAAAGGTAGTATCTAAAATTTGTTTTAGTTGTTCTGATGAAAGTCCTGCAGGAACTTTAACATCGACTTCAATTTTTCCTCCAACATCAACAGTACTTTTAGTGGTTATATTTTGATTTTGATAAATTGTTTTTTCATTTGTAATTTTATTGGCATTTGAATCTATTGGGGCAGTCTTAGATGATGCTCCCGCACCACTTATTGATGAAGCTGCATTAACCCCTGCAGCTGCAACTTTCTCAATCGGTGTATCACCTAATTTACTAGTAACATTTTTACCATACTCTTTTAATGCATCAGTAAACTTATTTTGAACTGATTCCATTTGATTACCAACTTTCATTAAGTAATCCGATAATGTTTGAGTTGCGGGTTTAATACCCTCTTTAAAATCCATTGCCATAGTACCCAAATCTTTCAATGCTGTTTCAACTTCTACCCTAGCACTTTTAGTGTCTCCAAATTTTTTAGAAGCTTCACCACCTAATACATCCGCAGTTTTTTGAGCTCCAATTATAGTTTCTTTAACAGGTTTTGCGGTTGCGGTACCTCCAAGAAAAGCGTTTTTAATTGCCGCAACATCCCCTTTAACGGTTTCCGAAATGTTCATTTGAACTCTGGCAATCTCCTCTAAACTCTTTGGACCGTCTTTTTGTTCTTGTATTAATTTATCAAATTCTTTTTGAGTTACTTCTGATAATTTTTTAGTTTCTTCTTCTCCTTTTTCATTTTTGATTTTAACTTCATACTCTCCAGTTTCACCCATTTTAGCAATATTTGCCAAGAATTGTTTATCTTCTTCAGTACCTATTGTTATTCCAGCCAAATTAACTGCCGATAATCTTTTGTCTAATTCCGCCGCGGCTAACCCCATTTTACTCATTTCCGCAGCACTAACACCGGTTTGTTTTTCCATCTCTCTAAGTGTTAACACACCTTGAGGATTTATTTTAAAGGTTTTTGTTTTCTCATCAAAATATGTAAATTGTTTTGCAACATCCGCTAAACTATCTTGTAAACCTGATGGGTCATTAATAGACATATTCATTAATTGGAATGGGTCTGCTAATGCACCTGCCGAAACTCCTAATCTTTGAAATGCAGATGCAACTTCAATCGCTCCGTCAGGGTCTAATACTTTATCCGCCAATCTAAAGGTCTCATTCATATTAAACCTCAACATTGATGCTTGTGCTGCCATTTTAGTTAAACCAACAACACCACCTTCAAATTGGAACCTATTCATTTGTTCCATATTGCTAGTAACAGATTTCATTACCGCTTGTGTGTTACCACCAATACTTTGAATATATTCTATAGACTCTTCTAATTGTTTAGGAATCTGAGCCAAACCAACACCAATATCTAAAAAAGAATTGGTCATTTCCCTTGCACTAATACCTAATACTTTCTGAGCCGCGTAAAGTTTTTCAACCTCCTCAGTGCTCGCAATAACATTTCGACCAGATGCATCAGCAACTTCACCAATAGTTTTGGCAACATCAGTCATTGACCCACCTAAACGATTGACCATAGGGAGTGCATCTGCGATACTTGACATTAGTATACCAACTCGTTCTCTACCCTGACCAAAAACCTTATTTATCTCAATAGATGATTTTTGTATCTCAACAACGTATGACGCCAATTCTGTCGCAACATCAAGAGAGCCAATAAGTGATTTTTTATATTCTTCCGGTGATTGTTCAGCTGCTTGCATAATTTAAAATAGTATTTTATTATAAATACAAAAGGACTGAGTTTTCAGTCCTTTTTATTATCTTCTAACCATTTATCTAACAAATATTTTCTAACAAATAAGGGCATCGTTACAAAATCTTGATAGGATATGTTCATTAATTTGTTCAAATAATAGAATTCATCTATTTGTCCCTTCCTATAATCAGAAGAAAGGGCGAAAAAAGTCCACCCCAAATCCGACGTTAACTGTCATCTTTTCTCCTGATGGGGTGCTTACAACTCGACTCATGTCCAATTTTGGTTCATTTTCATTCATAAATTGTCTAATATACTTAGAATCTGAAATAGGCATTTGTTCAACAAATTTAGATATTTCTGACTTATCCGTATTTCCGTTTACTTCAACAATCTCTTTTTGAAGTCTCCAAGTTATTTTTGGAACTACTCTACCTTGAGGGTACGTCGATTCTAACTTACTAATTTCCATTATTTCACCATAATTTAATGGTTTTAATTTAATTGTTGCATTAGATTTTGGTAATATAGTTGTAAATGTACCATCCTCATTTGGAGACTGACCTTTAATAACATTTAATTCATCAAGAGCTACTGTCGTTTTGAATGGTTTTTTAGTAACCGGGTCAATTAAATTTAAATCCATTTCAGGTCCAAAACCAGTATTTCTTAAAAATACTAATATTGACTCAACATCACCTTCAATCATATCTTCAATCCTAAGGTCTGGTTCGTAAATTTTATTTCTTAATAAATTTGTGGTAATATCTAACCCACCTGCCATTAAAATATTTTCATCAGAGGCGGTTAAATAACCCACCTTGATTGATTTTTTTTTGTTTTTGTAAAAAACTCCACCTGATGGTAATGGTACCACATCGTGAGGTAAAGTAAAATTTTGTTGTCCGTAATCTGTTGTTTGATTTTCCATATAAAAAAATAACCGTAAAGTTTATTGTCTTTACGGTTAAATATAATTAGTATTGATTTTTTATAAAGAGTATTAGTAAACTAAAACACATCTATCCATTCTTAATGATGCTGTAATATCCGCAAGAGCGTCAGTACTATATCCTAATGAACCAAAATTCACTCCTGTTAAGAATGTACCATATAAAATCCATTTCTCAACAACAACTCCTGTTGGGTCTAACATCTCAAGGTCAATGTCTTTTTTATAACCTGCAGCATAACCCATACGACCTGTTACAGATTCTGCGTGTAAACGAACCCACTCCATAAGAGCTTGAGACGCAGATGGTCCAATTGGGTCTCTGAATTTAACTGAAATCTCATCCCAGTTAAATCTTCCCGCAACATAAGTTGAGGTATTTAAAAATTGAATTTCCGTAGATGCAATTTTAATTGAAGGTCTTGAAGCACTTTCCACGAACCATTCGTTAATTCCTAAACTTGATGGAAACCTTAGTATGAATCGATTCTGTCTTTTCGGTTCGTAAGGAATCGGCATTTTCATCAATAAATCAGCCATATTATTTTAAATTAGTTTTTCTTTGTTTATTATCATAAATATATCCAAATGGAAAATATTTTTATTGACTTTCTGAAATTAAATCTTTATCATTATATTCCAGTCTAGTTTATTTAATTCTAGTTAATTTAACTAGTTTTTTTAATTATTTATTTAATACTAGTTCTTAATAACTAGTTAATATTCTTTTTTTATTCCTCCTGCGGTTGAATAAGTTTTAACAATATTGTCCGGTTTGTCTTTAAAGTGTTTTTTCATAACCTCTACATTTCGGATGTCATCATCAGAAAACCCAATTGTCGGTTTTGTAGGAACAAAATTATTACTTACCTCTTTTTTTAAATACACTTTTTTATCTAAATCATAGGCCATTTCTTTAATGTATTCCACAAATTTCTCCATCGCACGAACTTTCGCCTCTTCAGGATTTGCAGCACCTTCCGGGTCATTATAAGAAACTGGATGGTATCTATTCATATTTAGATAAGTTTTAATTAATTCATCATCACTCATGTCTTCATCATCATTAATATCTCGATACTTTCTTAAGTTTTTAACTAACTCATCTTTATCAATACCATTAAACCCTGATATGATATAATTATATACCGCCTCTTTTAATGTATTAGGATTATGACCTCTTGCGGTTATAATAGAAAATATTGAACCATTGTTAATTGCCTCTCTAAAATCATCAAATGCAGGTCCTAATTTGGCTCTCATTGCGTCAATTAAAAAATCTTTATCACCTGGTGTTTGGAAATTTTTAAATGGTTCGTCACTATATCCTACAATAGTTTCACCTTTATAGTTAAATGGTTCATCACCTATTTGATGTCTATACTCAGCAAAATCATCAGTACTCATACCTATCTCATCACCATCTTCATTCTTAAGGATAATCTTAGTTGGCATATGAACAACATTATCATCCCAATCGAAAGCATAATACTTCATATCGGGTGTCCCCATTTCATCTATCCCTTCATTTAATCTAATCTTTTTCATAATTGGCTAAAAAGTGGGGACGTATCCCCACTTATGGTTTTTATTAAATATTCTCGAACGAAGCTCCTGTTGGAGTAATAAAGAATTCAATATCAATAAATTCTAACGCTTTCGTCGGTTTCAAGTAAATTTTACCTGTTAATGTATTTCTATCTAAATCCTCAGGAGATGATGAAACTGTTACACGGAAATCGTATAAACCTCGGTCTCTTCTGATTGAATCTAATATAGGGTTAACACTATCTAAGAATTGTTGTCTAACAACTTGGTCGTTTTGTTCAAACAATAATCTTACCGCTACTGCTGATATTAACTTACGAGCTTGAAGTAATAATCTTCTTACATTCAATCTGTTAAGTGCTGTGTCAGCAACTTGTAATGTTTTATTACCCCAAATAACCGTACCAACATCTGAGAAAGTTGCGATAGGGTTAATTCTACCTTGGTATAATGTATCTCTATCTTCTTGAGTCAATTTAACTCTTGCTTTAACTGAGTTTACAAGACCTCTTGTGTAACCCGCTGATGCGAACCATGGGAAAGCAATGTTGTCTGTTAATGCTAAGTTTCTACAAACTTCACCTGTTGCAGGTAAATAAATTTGTGTATTATTAACAGTATCTCTTGTTAAAATCCAAGGATAGTAAGTTGCAGTATAATTAGAGTCAATTCCAGTATTATCTAAGTTATCAACCGCCTCTTGAGAATAGATAACATCTTGTGGATTTGTTGAATCCGGTGTGTACATTCTATAATCAGGAGTTGTTGTAATATAAACAGAATCCGCTCTTTGGAATTGAACCATATCAATTGTTTCTTCAACTAAGTTTGAGTTATTAACATAATCAATACTTGCTGTTGCTAATACATTAATATTAGTAGCTTCAGGATTCGCAAATGTTAATATACCAAGTAAGTAAGCGTAATAGTCAGTGTTTGCAAAATCTTGAGTATTATTTTCAACTACAATACGTTTGAATAAACCTTCACCTGTTGCATTTGGATATCTTGTTGATACCGATGCTCCTGCTAAAAATCCTGATTGACCTAATTGGAATCTATCTTCATTTGTACGATATTCTCTATAAATGTCCCATCCATCAAATCCACCAGCAAAACATAAAGTATATTTTCTTGAGTAAATGAAATAGTATGGATTTTCTTGAGTTTCAGGGTCTGTTCTAAACTCAGCTACACCACATTCAAAAGCAGTTTGACCACTTGTGTCATAACTATTTGAAATTGTTACAACTGTCGCTCCGGAGTCCATGTGAAAACCTTTACTTACATAATTCCAAGCAGCGCCTTCAACAGGTGTTATTGAGTTCACCCAAGACGCTGGATTTTGTCTTCCTTTATATGATAAGAATGATTCGTCAATACCATATTGTGTTGAGAAACCTAAATAAGTTCTTCTAACAATATCACCAGGTGATTCAACTAAATTTGAACTACCTGTTGGGGTTCCAAATGGAGGGTTAGCGATTGTCTCACCAGGGAAAAAATATTTTGTTTTAAATACAGGGTATGGTGATGGGTTAGTCACTGATTCATATTCTCTTTGAGTATAACCTTCAAAACCACATGGTATTGCATCAATTGGTGCCTCATCAGCCAACTCAATCATTACATATTTTGATAATAATGCGTATTCACCATTAGTTGAACCTAATTTTTTAGCAACGAAGTTATTAGAATTAGGGTCCATATTACAATTAGTAAATTTCTCAATAACAATAGGGTTTGAATCCGTGTCAAAGAAATTTCTAACTAAAACATCAAATGTCATATTGTTAAATGATAAATTTGCGATAGACACTTTAACTTCAGTGTTTGCAGTACCCCCATCAGAGATTGAAACAAATTTAAATAATTTATAAACTTTATTACCTCTTAATTCTGACACCAAATAAGGTGTACTAGGTGATTGATATCTTTCAACACTATAAGCAATTGAATTTGATTGTTCACTTCTAGCTTCAGGTAATGCAACTAATTGAGGGTTAATACCTTTAATATAACCTTGATTGAAAGCATATGCCAATGAACTTGGATAAATTTCTTCAACAAATAAAGGAACCTCATTTCTTGATTTTCCAAAATTATCAACACCTAACACTTTTGTAATAAACTTAGATGAAGTTGCCGATAAATTAGTTTCGAACGTAAAAATGTCTCCATCTTTTGTTACACCTGATAAACCAAATGATGCAAAAGGATTTTTATCCGTATCCACATATTGTTCGTTTGTTAATAACGTAACATTATTTTCATTATTTACTTCATATATTTGTCCATGATTATCACTTGTCGAACTATTAGTATATAATGAAATACCTCTTGAACGAAGTGTTGCTACAACCATATTGTTAAATTCAGTATAAGCAGTACCAATAAATGTATAGTAATCACCCGAAATTGTTCCTGAGAAAGTTTGTGAGTCACCTGTTCCTGTAACTGATAAAGCACTTATATTATAATCAAATGAGTATCCTGTATAAGCATTACCTGTATAATTATTAAAGTTAGCATAAAACCATGAGTCATTTTCAGATGCCGATAAATCGTTAGTTGCTAAGTTATTCGTATCTGAACCAAATTCATTTACAACTGTTGTGTAATTATTCGTAATATTATAATAATCTGTTTCAGGAATTGCTCCATAAATAAATGCTGTTGTAGCAGTTAAAGTATTATTATCAACTGCATTATAAATATTTGCAGTAAAATCAGTGTCAAATGTAGATACGCTACCATCAGATAATCTATATTGTGTGTTTAAGTTAGTCTGAACCGCAGATGGGAATGAACCACTAATAAAATTAACGGTACCCGCACTCGTTGCACCTGTAAAAGATACAGACCAAGCAGTTGCTCCGGTTGGACTTTGTGTAATTGTTGTTGGGTCAACATTTGCAGTAACTCTAATACTCCAAGATGGACCAGCATCATATCCTGACAATCCTAAGATTCTTGTCACGAACAACTGATTCGATTGTTGTAAGTAAGATTTAGCTATGTATGCCGCCTCATATTTAGGGATTTGTGTGTTAACAAATTTAGTTGGTTCTGTTCCTCCGAAAAAGGCTTGGAACTCATCGTAGTTTGTTATGAATACCGGTTCAAATGCAGGACCTCTTAAAGTCTCACCAACTAAACCTAGGGTAGTAACACCCACACTTTGTGCTACGAATGATAAGTCAGTTTCAGAAGTGTATACCCCCGGTGAAACGAAAACTTTTTGATTTGCTTGTGCTGTTGCCATTATCTAATTATTCTATTGCAGATTTATTTTATAGATAAATATTCAATAAAATATCAAAAAACTTTACTTTTAGATATGTATTTGTAAAGAGTATGAATTAATTCTACCTTTTTTCTACCTATGAAACAGACAAAAGAAATCAAGAATATTAAAATTGACCCCGCCGTACACGACATACTGAAAAAGTACTGTGAAAAGCGAGGATTAAAAATTTATAAGTTTTTGGAAAAATTAATCGTAGAAACCTGTAAAGAGAAGAAAGATATCTACGGTGAGAATTAAACTAATAAGTTTTCAAACTGAATTGTTGACTCTAAACTATCATTAGTTTTAATAACATCAATACGTAAAATATCATTAGTGGTTATTTGAATATTTTGAACATCCGTCCCAAAATAATCTCCATTAATATAGACATCATATGAATCTACGTTAATCCAATTTGAAAAAGAAAGATTTGCAGTATACGCAACTACATCACTTAAACTATCATTACCTACAATAAATAAATAATTCTCTAAAAACTCATTTGGATTTTTTGGGAATTTTTCTCTTTTAGTATTGCCTGTTCCTGTTAATTCCATAAGTTGGGTCACTCTTGCAATTGCAGGCTTAACCTGAAATTCTTCTTCATCAATCAAATAACCTAACATGGTAAAATCATATGATTGAACATAATACTTCCTTGACTCCAAACTCATTTGAGATTCATCGGAAACATTATTCATAATAATTGGAACGTATTGACCCTTGATAAATGTATATGCCTGTCTTGATGAAAACTTCTGCATAATTATTTTATTCAACTGATTAAGTTCTCTCATTCGATTACAAATTATCTTAACACTATAATTGATATCCACGGGAACCGGTTGAGGTATTGTGTAGATATCCATTCCTTGTTCGTTTCCATTCCAAGTTGGAACAGATGCATAATAGAATTGTTTTCTATCCGGGATTGTGTATTGTAATGATGGATTGGTACCAAACTTAACTTCAGGACTTCTAACTACCGTGATAAAGGGCGGGGATGGGTTATAATCTAAATCCACAAATAAGGCAGTCTCAACGTATTGAGTCCAGTTTTGAGTTGTGATTATAATATCCACCATTGGAACTATTTTCCCTGCGGTGACAACCTCTAAATCAGTTTTAACAAAATCTAACATTCCTCTATCTAAATCGGCGTGTAGTACTGATTTAGGAAGATATGTTCCGTCTTTATTAATATATTCCAATAGTTGTTCCCTACGAGCAGACAATGTCTTCTGTGGTACTAATGGTAATGTTGGTATAACTTTCTTTGGTAATGGCATTTTATTTCTTAACTACAAATAATTTATTTTGTGAATTTATCATATCAACTTCAGTTGCACTATAAATTGGTTCTCCACTTGATTTATAAACAAATGAATCATACTTGTATGGATTATAGGTAACAATCATATCTGATGATGGTGTTGGTATGTCATCACAAGGGTATTCACAAAAATCCATTAAATCCCCAATAACAAACGCATGGACATTTTTTGATTTTTCCGAACGAACTCTGTCTTTCCCACCTTTTCTAACTCTAAACTCAACATCCCCTAATTTAACATAATCCGCATGCATTATGACTTTAGATTTATATGTTACCGAAAAAGTATGTTTGTGAAGGTTATAATAAACCATAACTCTTTTTCCAATATGACTTTCTTCTGAGTTATCGTGTCCACATTTATGACAAATATAAGGGTCGTCACCACCATCAGCTAAATCCCATGACCAACCACACTCGTCACAAATTACTTTATCTTTTGTGACAATTTCAAATATTCTTCTTAATTGAGATTCTTTAACTAATACTTTCATTATTAATAATGTGTTGATACCGATTTAACCGGTAATTTAAAATTATCTTGAACCCATTTTTTCATAGGTTCAACCCAATGGTCATCAAACATAGTGTCTAAATGTTCACCATATTTGCCCATAACTTCTAAAATAGGTGCTTGTTTTCTAAACGATTTAGTTGATGGATTATTTTCATAATAATCCACATCAAAATAATAAAAAACTATGTCAGTATCATCTTCCCCATTCCATTCTCCTTTAAAGAACATTAAAAAGTTTTCATCATCCTTATCTATATCCTCATAACCATCTTCGTCAGAACCAGTCCCATAGACCCAATCCATTTCACTTGGGTTTAGATAACTATCAATGTACTGATAGATGGCATTAAATAATTTACTCTCTGTTATTATGTATTCCATTAATCAGCTACAATTGTTTTAACGGGTAATTCAAATTTATTTTCAAACCATTTTTTAAAAGGTCCTTTCCAATATTCACCAAACATTGTTTCTAACGTTCCATAATCATTAACAATTAAAATTGGTGTTTGATTTATAAAAGATTGTCTTGAAGGTTCATCTGAATAATATTCCTTTACAATATAAATAAATAACATCCCATTTTCATCATAATCACCATCATATTCAGTCTTAAAAAACTCCGTAATATATGGATTTTCTTTGTCATCATGTTCATCATCATTCCAAGTTGTTGGATTAAAATAATCAATTTTATCCACATCATATGACCCATCAATATACTGATAGATTGCGTTAAATAATTTACTCTCTGTTATTATGTATTCCACATTATATTCCTCTAAATTCGTTTTCACTTACATAAGTGGCAACAACACTTCTATAAAATGGTTTATATCCACCATACGTGTGTTTATTATCTGACCTAACATATCCATCATCACTTACTACATAATATCTAACTCGGTCTTCAGTTTCATAATACCCAAGATAATCTCCTTGGAATATCTCAACACCCAATTCATCAAGAGTTTTCTGATACAATGAGAATTTCATATTACCCGGTTCTTGTAATTCAACTCGAGAATTACCATAATTTTTAGATGTTGGAGCCATTACCTGAACCAAACCTTGTAATTCAACAGGGGCCATGAATTGGATACCATCTTCCGTAACCTCACCATAAACATCATCTGTTTTGGTTTTATATCTATCGATACGATATAGGATTACCGTGAAGTTCATATCACCCAATAACCACTCCTCACCCATACCGATGTCTAAAGCGTAATCCTCCGCTCCGAAGAATTTACCTAATCTTGTAATTGGAACTAATTTTTGCATATATTGATAAATACTTCAATATCAACTATATTTAATTCAAATATTTTTTGTATAGATGGATGTAAGTCTCGAGTCAAAAGCATTGTCCCTATTGGAAACCTATGAAGGTGGTAATAACTACCTGATTGAGTTAAAACGAAAGTCTCAATTAAATAGAAAATTTTATCCCACAAGGAGTCAATCAGAATACATTATTAACAATCATGATAAACAACCCAAAGTCGCTAAGAAATGGGTTATTCTTGATGCCTACTTTGCACAAAAACTTGCAGATGATAAACTATACACCGAAATACCACAAAAAGTTTGGGTAGAAAAACTATTATCTGATAAAGAAAAGGCATTTCATATTTGGGGTAAAGTATTCGAAAACGAGGAATTATATCACTTTTGGTTACCTAAAGCCGCCATCATTAAAGATAATACCGTTAAGGATGTTGTTATTGATTATTCAAAATATTCTAATCGTCCCCCTCTTGAACACCAAAAAGAAGCTATCCAAAAATTAGTTGAGAATAAAAAGTTTATCCTTGCCGATGATATGGGTCTTGGTAAAACCACTTCAACGATTATTGCCGCATTAGAGACCGGAGCAAAGAAAATTTTAATTATTTGTCCGGCGACTCTTAAAATTAACTGGAAACGAGAGATTGAAAATTATTCTGACCGACCAATTTTTATTTCAGAAGGAAAACAATTTAGTACAGAAGATGACTTTGTTATTGTCAACTACGACATTATAAAGAATTTTCACGACCCAAAAAAGAAAGACGATTCTCTCATTTTAATGTCAAAATTTGATTTGATTATTATTGATGAAGCACATTATATTAAAAACGCTCAAGCTCAACGAACAAAACTTATCAACGATATAACCAAGAGTGTTGATAGATTATGGTTGTTAACCGGTACACCGATGACTTCCCGTCCAATAGATTATTTTAACTTACTTAGTTTAATTGATTCACCTGTTGCCAAGAATTGGATGGCGTATGTTATTCGTTATTGTGCCGGTTTTCAATTTAAAGTTGGTCCAAGAAAAATTTGGAATGTCCAAGGAGCATCAAACCTTGAAGAATTACGAGATAGAACAGTTGGTCTAACATTAAGAAGATTAAAAGAGAATGTTTTAGATTTACCTGATAAAATTATTACACCTGTTTATTTGAGATTAAAATCAAAAATGTATGAGGAAGTAATGGGTGATTATTATAATTGGTATGAAAAAAACCCTGAAGAATCAAAATCACTAACAGTACAATTCACCAAACTAACTAAAATTAGACAAATTATTGCAGATGAGAAAATTTCTCAAACAATTGAAATTGCTGAAAATATTATTGAACAAGATAAAAAAGTAATCATCTTTTGTAATTTTACCGATTCATTAAATAAAATTACTGAACACTTTGGAAAGGCATCGGTTAAACTTGATGGGTCAATGTCCAAAGTTGAGAGACAGTTTAGTGTTGACCAATTTCAAGAGAATGATAAAATAAAAGTATTTGTTGGGAATATTAAAGCAGCCGGTGTCGGAATTACTTTAACTTCCGCAGAGGCAGTAATCTTTAATGACTTATCATTCTTACCATCTGACCACGCACAAGCAGAAGACCGAGCATATAGATATGGTCAAAAAAATAATGTATTAGTTTATTACCCAATTTTTGAAAATACAATCGAGGGAATCATTTACGATATACTCCACAATAAGAAACAAGTTATTGCAACCGTTATGGGTGATAATCAAAATACTGCCGACGCAGCTCAAGAAATTTTAAAGAGAATTAATGAAATGCGTCGTTAAAACAATTTTTGATTATTTATATGTAATGGTTAATCCAAACATATGAAAAAAATAGAACAAAAAATTCAACAGTTAGAAACAACAATCCTTGAAAGTCACGTACTTAAGGAAAAAAATCTGTTGATTACAGAAATGAAGAAAATAGGAATTGAAAAATTACCTTACTCTTATTCAGCCTTGAAACAATTCATCGACCCCGAAACGATGGAATTTCACTACAACAAACATTATAAGGGATACGTGGATAAATTAAATGATGCTCTCTCAAAGAAAAAATACGGGGATTTAGAATTAGAACAAATCATAAAAACAATTAGTCGATTTGATAAAACAATTCGTAATAATGCCGGTGGGGCTTTTAACCACGCATTATTTTGGAATATGTTGTCACCAACACCCACAAAACTTAAAGGAGAACTTTTAAATAAAATTACCAAACAATATGGTAGTTTTCCTAACTTTAAAAAAGAATTTGAAAAAATTGCAAAAGAACGATTTGGTTCGGGTTGGGTATGGTTAGTTTTAACATCAAGAAATACTTTAAAAATTATGTCTACTCCAAATCAAGATAATCCACTAATGAATGTTATCGAAGGTGGTGGATTCCCGTTGTTAGGATTAGATTTATGGGAACACGCTTACTATCTAAAGTATAGGAATAAAAGAGATGAGTACATCTCAAACTTTTGGAAAGTTGTAAATTGGGATTTTGTTTCTAAATTATATGAAATGAAAACTGAAACAAAACTTTTAGAGTCCACAAAAATAAAACTAATATTGAGTGAGGGTAAATCAGAAATGTGTTCATCAGATGAAAACGAATTTTATAGAAAGTTATTTAACACTAACGAAGATGTTAAATGGATTTACATGAAAGGTATCGATAAAATCATGAGAGAAGTTTTTTCTGAGAATTATGTTGAAAATCCTCCTAATAACCAAATGTCAGGTGTTTATGATTTAGAAGGAACAGGGAGGTCAATAATTAATAAATTAAATACAAATTATACAACATTCTGTATTTTATTAAATGATTTAAATCAAGTTATTAATAAATTAACAAAAAACGCACCAATTAATTTTAAAAATAAAAACACAGAAGAACAAAAGAAAGAAGCTTTAAGATTTATTTCCGCAATTAACCATTATAAATTTAAAATATTTAATCGAGAGAGTTCAACATTTCAAAACTTGTTAAAGGTCTTAATTGAAAAAGATGCCGCGGGTTCAAAACGTGAAGAAATAACAGCTTCAATATTGAGAAGATATTTTGGTAAAGGAGTTAAAGTTGAAATTGTCGGTGAACTTGGAAGTAAAAAAGACGCGATTAGTGGAATTGATTTAGAAATAACCAAAGATGGTGTGACCAAAACCGCTCAAGTTAAACCCTTCCGAGAGAAAAAAATGACAGATGATGGTATTTTACTCGAAGGGACTGCAAGTGTAAAGATTTATAAAACCGATTTAATGGTTTTTCAAAAAGGGAAAAATGTTTTAGTTTTTGATAAAAAACCAATAATAGTTAATGGTAATTTCCTTTTTCCATTGGACTCATTATTATATGATATACAATAACGTTTAACAATATATTTATAGTTATGGCAGTTATACCGGAACCAGAAAGAAGTAAAATTTATACAAGAGTCAAACATCAATTAGGTGCTCCACTTAGAAGTGTTGAACTTGAAGATGAAATGATGGACTCATTAATGGAATTATCTATTGGAGACTACGAAGAATACGTTCTTCAGTGGTTAATAGATAGTCAATGGGTTAATTTAGTTAACCTAAACATGAATGAGAAATCAGTTGCAAAAGCATTGATTACTCGAACAATGGATTTTGAACAACAATTTAGTTATTCATATTCAAAAATTGTAGGTCTTCAAACAGAAGGTCCATGGGTTTTGAAGAAAGATTATTTTATCTTAAGTGCAAATACTCAAACATACGAAATCCCTGCAGGTCGTGAGGTTAATGAATTATTATGGTTTAGTGATAGACCATGGAATGCATTTGGATTAGGTGCCACTGCCGGTGGATTTGGTGCTGGTATAGGTCTTGGAGCTAATGAGGCGGGATTCGCACAAATGGGAAATCAAGGTTCTTACTTTATGATGTCAGGTTTTGATTATCTTGTGAGAATGCAAGAGGCAAATGTCTTGAGTAGAATTTTAGGAGGTTCACTTACCTATAGAATTACCGGATTACCTGATGGTAAGAAAAATATTCATTTATACAATACACCGGGAGGAAGATTTAATTGGAATAATATTAACGGTTATGTGGGTAAAGCGGTGTGGTATTGGTATTATGATGTATCACCTGATAATAGAGCGGATTGTTTAAAAAATAATCCCGATGTAATTAAATTACCTTCGGATGTTCCAATGGATAATTTATCTTGGGAAGATTTAAACATACCAGGTCAACAATGGGTTAGAAGATGGTTTACCGCGTATTGTAAAGAAACGTTAGCAAGAGTTAGAGGAAAATATAGTGGTAATCTTAAAACACCTGATAGTGAATTAACTATGGACTATACATCCTTATTAACTGAATCAAAAGATGAAAAAACTAAATTAATTGAAGAATTAACAGGTGCTGAAGGATGGTTAACAAGATTAAGACCAGAAAAAGTGATGGAACGAGAGGCATTAATTGCGGAAAACTTAAACAAACAAATGAAATTTAGAGCAATGCCTCGACAAATATACGTAATATAACATGGCAATAATTAAATCAATACCATCAAGAAAAATAATAAACGGATTAATAATTGATTCTTCAGAAATTTCTGTAGTATCAGAATTGGATTATAAAACCAATGGTGAAAGTTGTATTATTGTTAGAGGAGTATCTCAATCAGTAATCACTTTAAACTCAATAACAACTGACCATGTTGTTATAAAATCAATGACTAAAGTCACAATTAAACCTGATGTCGGAAAAATAGATGAAGATTATGATGAATTAGTTGCCGACCAATATGCATGTATCGAATTTAGATTTGTTGGTGGTAATTGGTATATTCTATCATCCGATGGTTTAAAACAATCATAAAAAAAAAAGTGGTCCTAAGACCACTTTTTTTATGCTATTACCTTTAATTTTTCTTCCCAACCTTCTTCGGCTAAGTCATACATATAATCAGGAGATAACCCTCGTTTTTCCCAATATTTTAATTCTTGTTCTGTAACATCTAGAACATCTTCTTGTAATCTGTCTTGAGACCCTTCATCCAATGGATGTCCATTTATCAACTCACATTGTGATTTTGTAAAGATACCTCTTTTTTCGGGGTCATTAACTAATAAGTTGTTTCTAACTTCATCTTGGAAAACCACCATTAAAGGTTGTAATTTCTTATTGAATGTGGTTACCGCTCTTGCAACGTTATAGTCCCCTTTTAAATCAGGATTATCATCTAAGATATTCTTATCTAACATATAACAATTTAATTGAACTCCATCACCTTTTTTCTGAACATCACCGTGAGATGCTCTAAGTCCATTATTCACATACATAATAACATCCCCCAAGTTAACTTTTAAGTTTTCCTGTAATGCTAATTCCATATGGGCCATTCTTGACATACTATTACCTGCTTTTGTTTTAGTGGATAATCGTTTCTTATAATCATCTAATGATAATTTAACTCTAGCTCTTTGAGCTACCTTACTTAAAGAAATTTCTTTATCATAAATTTTTTGTAAGTATTCATAATAATATTCAACAAACGCCTGTCCTTTCCCTTCTAACAATAACTTAATCCCTTTATCTAAAAACTCCTCAATGTACAGTGGTAATTTTTTAGATTTAATTGAGTTACCGGTAAGTTTTATTTTACCTTTAGAATCCATAACCGCATAATTCTTACGAGCTAAGTTGATAGTTGAGGGCCAAACACCATCAGTATCAAGTGCCATCTCACCTCTCATAAAAACATCATTATACTCCGCAACATCCGCCTCAGGTCCATAATATTCTTTACCCTCTTTAACCTTCCAATTCAATCCACGACCAACATAAACTCTATCATTCGCTTCGTCCGGTGTGGAGAAGTTAACACCATCCGTATCCATTACTAACGGGGTGTATCCTTTTGACATAAAGAACTTAATCATTTGACGAAGATATTGTCTACCGGTACAGGTAATCTGTTCTCCCATATACATATCTCCCCAAGCGTATACCTGTGGTGCCGACAATGCTCCGAACATTGAGTTAATGAAAATCTTAATCGGTAATTGTTTATTACCATATGATTCTGATTTCGCCCTGTCTGTTTCGTAAAACTCCTCAGCCAATTGTTTGTATTTAATACGAGTATTACGGAAATAAGTCAACATACCTTTCATTGCACCTGTTACATCACAATCAGGGAATACATCGTGTACTAACTGAATTGAGGGGTATAGGGAACTAAAATCGAGTTTTAGGACATTCTTACTATAACCAACTTTTAATAGTCTTGAAAGACCTCCTACGAAGTCAGTCTTAGATTCTTTTGCCGGTATCGCAATCCCATGTTTATAAGACCAAGCTAACATTAACATTTTCCATAATGTCGCCGTACCCATAGTTGAAACCCTTTCATATGTTGTTGGAATCATTGCCGCCAACAAGAATGAACCTTGGTTAAACTCTTGGTCCACCTTAAGGGTTTCATCTAAGTCATCGTCAAGATACCTCTCAACTAACTTATCTCCTGTAGTTTTTTCGTAAGTATCAGTTCTTCTCTCACAAATCCCATCAATCTTAGAATCAACACCAACTTTTTTATAATTACCATTAGTTGTGTTTAACCAAAACTCTTCTTTGTTTGCATAAAATGGACCAATATCCAAGTGGTCAATATAAACACGACTCGGAGATTCTGCATTAATATACTTGGTAATATATTTTAAACCAGCTGCTTTAATACTTGAGTTGATAGCTTGAGCTCTACGAACCGCATGAATAATGTCAATTACATTATAACCCCAAATAGAAGTTTGAGTATAAATCTCAACCTCATTTGCCAATTTTAACATACCATCTTTACGAGTATAAGAATGGTTAGGGTTTAATGATTTACAAACTTTCTTTAAATCAATTCCCAATATCTTACTTCTCTCAAATATCCAATGCCAGTCAAAGTTTGCTGAGTTATACCCACCAATAATAGATGGTTTAAGTTCGTTGATTACTTTGAAGAATTCAATGATTGCTCCCTTCTCTTCATTCTCATCAGTACATTCGATTACTCTGTGGTAACCTTTATTGGTTTTAATTCCAATCATGAAGATACGACCGTCCTTAGGTTCAAGTGAGGTCGTCTCCAAGTCATATACCATTCGAGTAACCTCGTTATAGTTTTCAAACCCTTTAAATAATCTCTTTTCTTTGGATACAAGGTATTGTTCCACCGGAGATAGAAGTGTTATCTTATCCTTGGATTTGTCCCCCCACGGGTCACATCCACCATCCCTAAAGAATTGGATAAGTTCTCGGTAACCTTTCATCGATTTAACTAAAAACGTTAAACCTTTTTCGAGACGTTCGTTTCCATGAGTTTCTAATTTTTCAATTATAATCCCATACTTAGTCATCGCCTCTTTCTGAGCGGCTTTCGAATCATTATAAAATTTTAGATTTCTTAAATCACCTACCCAAGCGAACGGGGTAAAAGTGTCTTTACGGATTTCTTTCCCTTTTCCGGGAATCTCCTTAATTTTGTAGATACAGTTGTCTCGGTAATCATACTCGATGGCAACTATAAATTCTTCCGGGTCATTCCCATGTAGGAATGACTCAATTTCTTCACTGTTAATCATTTGTTTTATTTAGGAGTGGTTTATTGGCAATCACTTAGTTGTGAAGTTTACCTTACTCATCGTAAATAAATATAATGAATAAAAATCGATTGTCAAATTATGAAAAAAAAAATCCCCCAAAAGGTGGGGGAAGTTATTAATAAATTATTTTTTTGTGTTTTGGTTTTCTGTTATAATTTTTTTTACTTTTTTGAATTAATGGTCTTGACGCCATCCATATCTCTTGCATTGTAAAGGTAGTTGTTTTCATGATTTGTGTAGGTGTTTATATGATTGTTTCATTTTGACAGGACAAAAGTAATACTTTAATTTGAATTACACAAGAATTTATAAAAAAAAATATATTTATAAGTTATGAATCAATTAATAAAAAATATACTTAGGGAATTTGTTGATAAAATAGTTTCTTTTGAGGTTGTTGGTAATTATTTAACGGAAGAAAATGGTGAAAAGTTTATCCCAACAATTAGTCAAGAAGTTAGACAACTAATCAAATCAAGATTATCTTTTATTAATCCATTTATAGGTGTTTTTGTTGATAAAAAAACTGGTGCGGAAAAAAAGATAGAATTTGAGATTATCCCGACAAAACATTATTTGGATAGGTTATACAGAAAAGACGACCCTAAATACGCAAATAACCAAAAATTAACTAATCCGTTCCCTTTGGAAGGTCTCAATTTTTTATACGATAATAGGGATAGATTGGCCGAAGAAATAATGACAAAAAGAATTAATGATGGTGATATTGTTGCGGTTAAAAGATATTATGATACACTTTATTCTGTTGTTGTTTCTTTAGATAGAAAGAATACAAAAAACATACCTCTATATCAACTACATTTAAAAACACAAATCAAAGGAGATAATTTTTACGGAAAACGAGGACAAAAAGAATTAAAAATTAAAAACCCCTCAAATAATTAAGGGGTTTTTTATTTAGTACACTAACCTTTCGTGTTGTACTTTCGATTTACGCTTGGTAGGATAATCCAAGTAATCCACTTAATCACCATCGTTAGATGTACTCGCTGTATTTAAAATACCCACTCGTTTTCAATTAAGATTTTTTAATTCTTTGACAAAGATACAACTTAATTTGAACTTGCCAAACTTATTTTATTTTTTTTTTAACAACAAGCAGTTTCTGAAATAAAACTTGGTTGAACATTAATATAAAGTTCTTCTCTAATTGGAAGAATTAAATTACCTTCGTCATTCTTAATTAAGAATTGACCCTCATATCTACCCGGAGTGTTAGTATCTCGGGAGGTAAATTTAAAGTAAATGTAGTATTCAGGAGATGCTCCGTCAGGTAAAATTAAATTTACAATTTCGGCGGGAGCGGACACTATTTTAGGAATACCCGTCTCCACGTCAATCATTGTAAAAAATATTGTAGATACCTCTAAATCTTGCATAAGTTGTTGGTATCCGGCTCTACCGTCCTTAACAACTTGCATTTTCAATACAGGTAATGTTGCGTTTTGTTTGATATAAAATTCCATAACAATAAATATATCGTTATGACTCTTTACGTAACTCTCCTTCGTAATGTTCGAATCTATCGTGTTCAGTTGGGGTTAAAAGTAATAAACCCGATGACAATTCACCCTTTTTAGTTAATTGATACATATGACTCATCCATGTTTGTTCGAATGGATGTGCCCATGTTGTGTCCAAAAACATTTTTTTATTTCCCGGTCTACTAACAATTTGAGGCCAATTACAATAATAAACTTCACCGGAACCATACGGTAAACCTTTGTGAGATAAAATTGATGAAAATTTAGTTTTTGGTGCGTTAGGGTCTAACCCAAGATGAGGTAATGACGATTTTTCAGGCCAAAACTCTTCTCTAACTGATTGAGGTACGTTATACCAAGACCATTGGGTACCATTATCACCATAAAACTCAGAATAATTAAGTTTTAAAAAATCAAAATTTTCTTTTTTAATTATCTCTAATGATTTGGTATACAAATTTGGGACATATCTATTAAAACCATTTCGACAAACAGAACCTTCGTTAGGAAAGAAAAACATATCATCTTCAAAAAATAAATAATAATCTAAATCTGTCGTTTCAAAATGTTCGGCAATCCATTGTCTACCTCCACAAATCCCAAGATTTTCTTTTTTTATGTGTTCAAATCCGTGTTCTTCACATAATTTCAAGTACTCCTCTGTTGTTGATAAATCCGTTGAATTATCCAACAAATATTTCTTAGTCTTTAATAAATAATCATTATCATAAACTTCAAATGATTTAATCAACGTTTTAAATTGATTTGGGCTATTAAAAGTCAAAACATAAAGACCAACTTTATTGGTGTCTAAATTGTTTCCAACAATTACCTTTGATTCGTTTTTTGGAACTAAATCATCGTTTTTTAAATCTTCAAAAAATTTACCAACTAACCCATTAGATTCAATTTCAAAGTAGTTAATTAAATCAGAATGTTTGTAAGACATTATACTAAAGATTGATTCTTCAGTACCCATATAACCTTCACTAAGAGTAGATTTTAGTAAACCATAGTAAATTCCATTAATATCTGTAATAGTACTTTTAGGTCCCCCAAAAAATCCACCTCGAGAAACTTTAGTAACCTTATTACCGGCAATTGAATTTAATTTATTATACTCAAAACCATGTATTTCACTCTCAGCTCCATAAGGAAAACTAATAAATGAAAATTTTGAAACATACTTTGATAATTTATCAAAAACTTTATCGTGAGTAAAATAACCCGGATGAACTGTATTAGTTAATCCACCATCTATCCAAAACATATATTCCGAATCAAACTTATCAAATATTTTTGCATCATGTAAAAGAAAAACTTTTGACATAACTAATGGGTTATAATTCTCAAGTTTTGCCTGTGTCGATTGCTCTAACCACCCAACTTGACTATACCAATTAGGGTTATTCCTAATATTTTGAATCAAAGGAAAGAACTCTGAATCGGTAAACCAATTTAATGGTCTTTCAATAAATTGAGTATTTGATTCATCCCTTTTTGTAAAAACAAAATCTTTAAGTTCTTTATCCCCAAAAATAATCATATTTTCTTGAACATCTAAAAGTTGTTCAAATTTATCTAAATAATGTTGGTACGACCTTGACCATCCTTCAGTTAGGTCACTTCTACCAATATCCCATATTCCTGTTACTAACGTTATATTACTCATTTTCAATGTTATTTAATTTTTCAAAAATTCTATAAAAATATATCTCATTATCAAAGTTATATTGTGCCATATCACTATCTTCATGGTGCCATGTAGTGAATATTAATTTATTAAAGTTATTTTTATTTCTTTGATATATTATTGTATATAAGGCTTCTTCCATGTCTAACGCATCATAATCAATCATTTCTTTTAAAACATCGTCATACATTAAACAAAAATCATTAATAAGTTCTTTTTTACCACCAAACATACCTCCGACAATATGACAATTATCAACAATGTCTATGTTATGATAAAATTTTTGGTTAGCTCTTCGTTCTAATAAGTGTTTTGATTGGTCCCCATATAACACCGTAACCTTATCTTCAACCTTATTCAAGTTCTCAACCATTGTAGGGTTGAATAATGTACATGAGAAAAAGTCGTGGAAATTATCACCACTTCGATATTTTCTTGGAAATAAACCTCCATGTGATAAACCACAATCAATCCAATAATAAAAATCATAATCCTCTGTAAGATGATTTTTAATCCATGAAGTTTTACTATGCATTATTTCATGACATCTATCACTTTTATTTCCATTCAACATTTTTTGAAAATATTCGTGGTTTGGATGTGAAAATAAATCATAAATAATAAACCTAACGTTTGATTTATATTCGGTAAAATCAATATGTTTTTCAAGATATTCTTTATCTTCTTGAGATGTGTAAATTACAAAATCTGATTCTAAATTCAGTAGTGTTCTTAATGAATTTACATAATGATGAATTCTACCAACACGGCCACCTAAAATTGTGTTGTCTAACCCGTTATAAAAACAAGTTATAAATAATGTTTTGTTTTCCATTTTAATGTTTTAAAAAAATATATAATTTTGAGGTTTTCCGAAATTATTTTCGTCCCACCATCCACCAACAAAATATTCATTGGTTTTTTCAATTGGAAAGGTTTTCAAATATGTTGAACAGTGAATCAAATAACTGTCATTAAATAAAGGTACTAATTTTTCTCTTAAAAATTTTTGGTCTGAATCATAGTAATGACCTTCCCAATCTTTACTTAATTCATTCATTTTAACTCTATCATTTTTTTTAATCCCCCACATTCCACCCATAATATTATTATGGCTAGGATTATCTCTAATTGAATGTAATAAGAATTCAGACTCCATAAAAATATCCACACAATGTTTTTCTCGATACGATAGTCTGGCGTCAGCATCTCTTGAAATCATAACTTCAACATCCTCATCGTCAATTGCTAAAAATCTCCACATCATCGGGAAGATATTTTCTTCACCTTCATCCATTAAGTATAATTCAACATTACTATAAGTTTTTAATTGTTCTATAATCTCCGATGAAACTGATTTACCATAATAAATCCTACATATCCAATCCGGAAAAATAACTTGGGCAATCTCAACATTACTTATCATTCCATAAGAATATTTTTGTTGCCCACCATACAAAGAAAATGATATTATTTTTTTCATTATGATAAATCCATAAAAGGCCCGTAATTTTGTACAAACGAATTGTTTTTATACGGGTTTACAACCCCAAATTTATTGTTTAGCACACCATAAACAATAAAATTACTAATCCAACTATAATTTGTAAATATGTTAATTTTTTCTGACATTGAAATTAAACAAAATTCAACTAAACAAAAGTTCCAATATTCTTCATCATTATAATCTCTTCTTGTCGTTTTTAAAATATCATCGTCATATAAAAAAACATTATTAAAATGTTCTTTTATATATTGTTTAACTCTCATACTATTTGAACAAACAAAAACCATTTCATTACTATCACAAATATCTTTTATTTTGTTCATTGTATTTTCATTTATTGAAAATGTCGATTTTAATGTTTTGTGTCTTACTTGAAACTCTTCATCTTGTATGTCAGGATGTAATATTCTAGAATTATATGCGTCTCCAATGTCATCCCACTCTCTAAAATGAATAACACTAAAATTATTTAAATCGTTATCTGTTCTAAATTTTTCTGTGTTTTTAATAATCTCTTTAGATAATTTTGGAAAATTACTTAAGTCTTGATAATTTAATAAACCAAAATGAGATAAATTAAAAAAATATTGATTATATTCATCATTGAATTCTTTAGGGACAAACATTTCCCAACAATGTACCCCTGCATTCCATTTCTCATGTGGGTATTTTATTTTATAATTTTCAAAATCATTTAAAGTTTTTCCATTTTCAACTAAAAATATTTGGTCAAAATATTCATAATATTTGGATTCAAATAAATTTAAAAAATCTATTTTCCTTTTGGAATTAAAGTACAAATGAACATCATGACCTAATTCTTTAAGTTGTTTAGATGAAAAATATATTTCACAAAAATAAGCATAAAAATCTCCAATACCCGAACTAAAATTTATTTGTATATTAATAGTCATTTTATAAATCTAATAATTTTAATGTGTATTCAATACTACTTTCAGGTGATAAGTATTTTTCATAATACTCTCTAGCGTTTGTTGAAATAAAATTCAAAAATTCTTTATCGTCTTTTACTTCTAAAAATTTTTTTGTTATCATATCCGCATGATGTTGTAACCCATTTCTATCTAAGTTCATCCAATCTTTTAAGTCATCCGGTCTTTTAACTGAAATATAATGATAATTCGGAATCAATGGTTCGTGAAATTCACTTGTAAATTCAAATCTAATGAATGGAATACCCATTGCCATACATTCTATATCTCTATAACAAATTTCAGCTCTACCTGCAACAGAAAATGCAACTTCAAAATTCAACATTTCGTTAGCGTAATTTTCAAACCCACCAATTGGTCCTCCACCATAAAAAACATCAGGACTAAAATAATTAAGAATAGGTCTTGTTGATGTATCTCCTCTGAAATAAAATTTATCATTGGAGATGTCCATGGTTTTTCTTAAGTTATAATAATAATCTAAATCATACTCATTTGACGGAAAATATATCCATGGAAAGTATTTGTATTGATTTTGGGGTGAAACATGATGATATACTTTTTCTCTAATAAATTGAGAAATAAAAACTTTTTTTACATTATCATACGATTGTAAGTTTAAAGTTGCTGAGGTTAAATCATCAGCAACTCCAAACACATATGTTTCACCTGTGTCATAATCTTCAATAATCATTTCACATTCGTAGGTCAATACATCAACATCATTTTCATTATGTTGCCACCCCAGTCTAACTAATTTTTGTCCGAGATGAGCATCTCTATAATATCTATCGGTCACGACATCATGTTTTTCCGACAATTTTTTAATAAAATTATCAAAGAATATATTGTAATACCTATATTTTTTACTTTGATGGTTTGTTGGTTGATGAACTATTAATTTTCTACTCATTAATTTTATTAACTAACTATATTATGGTGTAATCTGCCTGTTATTCTATCACACCATCCTTTAGATGTTGAAAACGGCCATACAACCCAATGTGATGGTAATTCGTCTGTTTGGAATTCTCTCCACACTTTACAATATTTGTCAGGGTCTCTCATAAAACCAGCAATTTCGTTTTTATCAGCATCTTTTCTAAATAAAGTCTCATCTTTATCATTATGGAATGCAACAACCCAAAACTCATAATCTTTTTCAGGTACTTGGTCATAACCAATATCAATACAATGTTTGAACATCATACAAAAACTATCTTTCCATTCTTGCTCTGTTTCAAAATTATATGGATTTGGTGGGTAGTTTTTATCTAAAGTGTATTTATCAATCGCTCTCTTTTCAAATAACAACCCTGAATACTTTTCGTAGTCTGTTAAGGTTCTAATTGGACCAAATCCAAATGGACCATCATGTCCTTCTTGTTTTTCACCATCCATACCAAATAGTTTTCTATTTGTAAAATGAGAATGTTTGTTTTTCTCCCCCCACGTTTTGTCGTCATCCCATTGTTTGGTTCTACCTTTACGAGTATATTCATGATATACCACAGGAATTTGTGGATGGAACAAATCGTAACCCCAAGTATAAGCTCTTGCCGCGATTGAAATTTCTTCACCATGAAAATAATATTCAGGGTTGTGTTGGACTTCTAACGAGAAGGCACCCAATGTAAAACAAAAGTGTGCTGAATAGAATCTTGCCGTCACAGGTTTTTTCATTTCTCTCCATCCCGGGATTGTTTCAGGTAAAAAGAATACAGCACCTTCAGGGATGAATCTATCGAATACCATTCTCCATGCTTCATTCACTCTACCTGCTGGGTCATTTTCAGGGTCAAAAGATGGTACGTAACCTGTTAACAAAGGTTTCTCATATCCGTCTTTTTGAAGACCTTTAATCATCTTGATTAAAATATCGTCCCAATCTTTAACAAATCTCATATGAGAATCTATTTGAAGGGTATATGTCTCACCACCATAAAGTTGTTGAGTTAGATTTCTTGCCCAACAAACACCTTTGGATTCTTCGTATGGAATATCCAAGATTTTAAATCTTTTATCTTTTCTATAGTCTTCTAATTTATCGAATCCATCGTCTTCACTAAATTGTCTTGCAATTCCAAAATGAATATTTTTAGGTTTCTTGGCGTTCTCCAACATATTTTTAATTGTTGGTTCTAATTGTGGGTCTCGGTAAGAGGCGATTTGAACAAATATTTTCATAGTATTACTTTTTGTTTTAAAAATAAAAAACCCTCGAGATAAGTCGAGGGTTTAATGAAATATATTTTATTTTTTTTTATATACATCCCACTGGGTTTACAAATGTAATTACACCTGGACCAGATGTACCATCTATTTCAATACTTTTAGTTCCATCAGAATACCATCCATCAGGAGCTTCGTTAGTTGGAGGTATACCTGCAGTTAAGTATAACGTTTCTCCCACGTTAGGACCAGGTCCTCCCGCAACAGTTCCGTAAATTGTTTGTGGTGTTGCAATACACGCCGCATTTTCCGTTCCTCCTGTTCCTAAACTATATGTATAATAAGCGAAGGTTGATGTAGGAGTTGGTGTTTGAGTAGATGTTTGTGTAGGGGTTTGTGTATTTGTTGGTGTAGGAGTTTGCGTAGATGTTTGTGTCGGTGTTGGAGTTAATGTTTGACATACGCTAAATCCTCCTGTTTGTGTACCATTATTTAATTGAACAACAATTTGAGAGTTATTAAAATAACCGTTTAAGTTTTCAGTGCTTGGTCCAATAATTGTATTATAGAATATAATATTTTCATCAAATAAAGAATCTTCACCATAAATTGTTATTGATGGGAAATATTGTCCACACGCCTCGTCAGATGTTGTTCCTGAATATACTGTAAATGCAAATCTATTACCTGTTGGTGTTGGTGTTTGAGTTGGTGTTCCTGTTGGTGTTTGTGTTTGAGTTGGTGTTTGAGTTGGTGTAGGAGTTGCCGTTAATGTGGTTGTTGTAGTTGGTGTTTGAGTTTGTGTTTGAGTTGGTGTAGGAGTTTGTGTAGGAGTTGCCGTTAATGTGGTTGTTGTAGTTGGTGTTTGAGTAGATGTTTGTGTAGGAGTTTGAGTCTGAGTTTGAGTCGGTGTTGGTGTTAATGTTTGACAAGCAACATAACCACCTGTTTCTACTCCATTATTTAATTGAACAACAATTTGAGAATTGTTGAAATATCCTGTTAAGTTTCCAACACTTGGTCCAACAATTGTGTCATAAAGTATTGTGTTATCATCAAAAGTTTGTTCTTCACCATAAATTGTTATTGATGGGAAATATTGTCCACACGCCTCGTCAGAGGTTGTCCCTGAATAAACACTAAACATAAATCTATTTGCAGTTGGAGTTGGTGTTTGAGTTGGGGTTCCTGTTGGAGTATTAGTTGGAGTATTAGTTGGTGTTTCCGTATTTGTCGGAGTATTTGTTGGAGTTTCTGCCGGTGTTCCTGTATTTGTTGGTGTATTTGTTGGAGTACTAGTTGGAGTTGCCGTTGGTAATCCAATACAACCATTAGGGTCTGATTGTGTAATTTCACCTAAACCTCCTGATACAATAAACCAAGCGGTTCCATTAGAATAATATCCATCAGAAACAGGATTAGTTAATGGGTTGCCAGGTGTTTGATATAAGAATTCACCAACATTAGGACCCGGTCCATCAACTACTTGACCATAAACCGTTTGAGGTGATGCAGCAAAGTTATTACAAGCATCACTTGCATTATTTCCAAAACCTAAACTATAAATAAAATATAAAAAAGTTGTGGTTGGAGTTTGAGTCTGAGTTGGTGTTGGAGTATTAGTTGGAGTTTCTGTATTTGTTGGTGTTGGTGTTTGTGTTGGTGTACCTGTTTGTGTCGGAGTTTGAGTTTGAGTTTGGGTAGGAGTATTTGTAGGAGTTTCCGTATTAGTTGGAGTTTGAGTTTGTGTTTGAGTTTGGGTTGGTGTAGGCGTATTTGTGGCCGTATTACTTGGCGTTGGAGTATTTGTTGAAGTTGGTGTATTAGTTGGAGTTGGCGTATTACTAGCAGTAACCGGAGGAAATGCTCCTTGGTTTACCAATACAACATAAGGTCTAAATGAAGGTGCAATTGAATAAGTATTATTAAGTAACCAAATATTCTTAGTTTGATTTGGATTTAATTCAACTTGGTATTGCCATAGAGAATCATCACATCTTCTATAGTTAAAGTTCACTAAAGTGGAACCTGTATTTGTTAAAGTATATTTACTACATGCCATCTTATTTTTGTTTTATATATAAATACTATAATAGTATTGATTTTATGTTTTTATCTTAAATTATTTTTTTATTTCAAAGGATATTAAAGATTATGATGGGTCCGCCATTGTAATTATTAGTACATCACTCGATAATAATGGTACTCCACCTAAAGTTACATCTACATTTTGACTACCACCATAAAGTGAATTCAATATTACAGTACCATTAAGAGTAATAGTTAAAACACAGTCAGATGGAAGAGTTGTTGATATATTTATCCCCGGAGAATTACTAGTACCGTTTTGATAACCCAAAAATGTATTACCTCCTGTTACTGGAAATGAACCTTGTTCATATTGAAATGTTAAGTTACCCGGATAACTTGCACTATCGAAAAAACTATTTATAGTACTTCCTGAAACAGAAGAATTTGTAATTGTAACATTAATAATTGGTGAAGGTGTTGGTGTTTGAGTTGGTGTTTGAGTCGGAGTCCCTGTATTAGTTGTTGTTGTTGTTGGTGTAGGGGTTGGTGTAGGAGGTGCAACAATTTCAAGAGTAAATTTATAAAAAGTTGAACCACTACCCCAAGTCCAATCATAACTTCCCGGAGTTAATCCTAAACTTGAAATGGTTTTTCCATTGTAAATTGTTGAGCCAGTCATAAAACTACCTGAAGTATATGTAGAAGGAAGTAGTATAAAACTATTACCCCCCACTCCAAAAGGACTTCCTGTCGAAGTATCCCCAAATATTTGTGGACCAGAACCAAAACTAACTGGACTTGTAAATGTAATACCTGAAATTGGGTCGTATCTATTCAATTCTGATACATTAGAATCAGAACCAATTAAAATTTGACGACTACCAGGATACACATAACTATCGATGGCTTGAAGGTTTACGAATTGAAATAAATCTGTATAATCAATAACCCCTGAACCTGACATCACAACATTAGGTCCATCTTCAAACACTCTAACATAATAATTAGGTGCAGGAATTGTTGGTGTCGGAGTTGGTGTTCCCGTGTTAGTCGGAGTATTAGTTGGTGTTGTTGTTGGTGTTGGTGTGTTTGTAGGAGTGTTTGTTGGTGTCTCAGTATTAGTTGGAGTTGGAGTTTGAGTAATTAAACCAGCACATCCTAATGGGTTTGATGAAGTAATTTGTCCAAAACCACCTGTAACTTGATACCATGCAGTTCCGTTAGAATAATATCCATCTGGTACGGCATCTGTAAGAGGTCTTCCTTCGGTTTCGTATAAATATTCACCCACGTTTGGACCTACACCACCTTCAATTGTTCCGTAAATTGTTTGTGGTACAGCAATACACGCATCATTAGAAGTTGCACCTGTCCCTAAACTATACGTATACCATGCAAATGTTGATGTAGGTGTAGAAGTTTGAGTAGGTGTTTGTGTATTTGTTGGTGTATTTGTTGGTGTATTTGTTGGAGTATTTGTTGGTGTACTTGTTTGAGTTTGAGTTTGAGTTTGAGTTGGTGTTTGAGTTGGTGTTGGAGTTTCTGTGTTTGTAGGGGTTACGGTATTAGTGGGAGTTTGTGTATTAGTTGGAGTATTAGTAGGAGTTTCGGTATTAGTTGGTGTGTTTGTTGGCGTTTCCGCAGGTGTTCCTGTATTAGTTGGTGTATTAGTTGGAGTTTCCGTATTAGTTGGTGTATTAGTTGGAGTTTCCGTATTTGTCGGTGTGTTAGTTGGAGTCTCTGTATTAGTTGGTGTGTTAGTCGGAGTTTCCGTATTTGTCGGTGTGTTAGTTGGAGTTTCTGTTGGAGTTTGTGTTGGAGTTTCTGTATTAGTTGGTGTTGGTGTTGGAGTCACAGGACAAGCAGAAATCGAAACAATAGTCGCACCTGTTGTACATCCAATCCCACAATCAGTACTTAATTGATATTCTATTCCATCAATTGCATACCATCCTTCAGGGTTTCCTGTATTTGGACCGCTTGGGTCAGAGAAAAATGCAGTACTTGCACTAAACACCGGGTTGTTACCCCATATTGTTGCAACTTGAGCACAATTACATGAAACACCACTATTATTTTCACTATGACAAATATTGTCAAATTCATATCTAATAGGTTCTGTCGGGGATGGTGTTATTGTTGGTGTATTAGTTGGTGTTGTTGTTGGCGTTGAACTTACAATAGGTGTTGATGTATTAGTAGGTGTATTAGTTGGCGTCTGTGTATTAGTTGATGTATTAGTTGGTGTTGGAGTAGGTGTTGTCACAACACTTAAACAAGTCGAACAATTATCATAATCTATTGATAATGATGATACATAATCAGAACCAGTTCCCGGGGCCTCAGTATTAACAATTTCATAACACCCATCTGATGTTTCTCCTGAGAATGTTAAATAATAATTCCCTCCAATCACAGGAAGAGATACACTATTAAAATCAACATTTAAAGCAGTACCACCCAAACAAGGGGCAATAAGGTATGTTACCAAAATTTGAATTTGAGTTTGTGTTGGAGTTTGTGTTGGTGTACTAGTTTGAGTATTAGTCGGAGTTGAAGTAGTAGTATTAGTTGGAGTATTAGTTGGTGTTTGAGTTGAAGTGGTAGTATTAGTTGGCGTATTAGTTGGAGTTGATGTATTAGTAGGGGTATTAGTTGGAGTATTAGTTGGTGTTGAAGTACTAGTCATTGTTGGCGTAGGTGTCGGAGCTAAAACATCTAAACTATAAGTGTATCCGTATGTTGGCACATAACAATTATATGTTCCATACACATAGTCTGAAATATAATTAAATGGGAACACCTGAGTCCCAAGACTAATTGTTCCACCTGATTGAGGTAGAAACGTCACATTTGTAGTTAAACCACTTAAATTATTACTTAAAATTCTTATTCCAATTGCCATATCAATAAATACTCAATTTTTCTTATTTTATTTTTTTTTTAACAAACACCCTGATTTATAATCAATGTTCCGGATATTTGTACAAATCTTGCTCCGTCAGATATTGTGAAATCCGCATTTATCGGTGGGATAGTCATTAATCTATCACCAAATACATGGTCACCCACATTTAATTGAGTAAAAGGTTTTACCGAATATACCGTAACATTGGCGGGGTTTGCAAATGAATTTACTGATTGACAAACATTTTGATACCAACCTCCCGTTCTTAAATTTTGAATATACACCGGTTGAGGTGTATTTGATGGTGTTGCAGTATTTGTTGGTGTTGGAGTCTGAGTAACCGGAGTTGGTGTTAAACTAACTGTAGGAGTTACCGATGGTGTGATTGAAGGTGTCGGTGTATTTGACGGACACAATCCAATATTATTTATTGTTAATGGAGCACCATAATCTTCTTGAGTTAAATCATCAGCACAAACAAAATCAGTTTGTAATGGATTTACTTGTGAAACACTAATAATTCCTGTACAACCTGTCCATTTATAATATCCTTCTTGAATATTATTATAATTGGTTATTTGATATTGATTACAACTCATTATTATTTTTTAGTTTTTTATAACTCATATTTTGATTTATAGTCCGTATTTTGATTTTAACTTATTTTAATA